GGGCGAGATCGGCACGGTGGTGTTCCTGTTCCCAATGACCACCGACATCGCCAAGTCTCTGGACATCGAGGTCAAGCAAACTGGCCTGCTGATTGCCATCCAGCCGGACGACCCCGAAGAGGTCCAGAAGGTCCGCGACGGCATCTATACCGGCTTTTCGATTGGTGGCCAGCGCGTCGAAGACGAGGAAGTCGAATGACGAAGCTCAAGCGCAAGAAGATGCGTAAGTTCGATCTCCACGAGATCAGTTTGGTGGATGATCCCTGTCAGCAGCCGGCGCGGGTTGCAATTATCAAACGTGCCCCTGAAAATCCCCAGGACATGGATCTGAAAAAGAGAGCCGCACTAACAAGCCGTAACGAGGGTCACCAGCACACACTGCTGCTGGACTACGGCAGCGGCGAACTGACGAGTGGCTACACGTCCTGGGAGGACGACCACTCGCACGCTTGGATCCTCAAGGAAGATGGAACGATCGAGGTTGGTGCGGCCAACGGCCATACGCACCGGATCGCGTCGTTCTCGAAGTTTGCTGATGAGCCACTACCCGCAGGCTCAGAAGCTATCAATCCGGCGGGTGATCACGATCAAGGAAAGTCCCCGATGACGGACAAGATCACGAAGGACGCCGGAGCAGAAAAGCCGGCAGAGAACGTCGTTAGCCGCGACGAGTTCGTAGCAGTGCAGAAGCGTGCTGATCGCGCCGAAGCGATTGCCGCGATGCCGACAGCGCAACGCTCCTACTTCGACGGCCTCGCTGGCGACGAAGACAAGGATGCGTTCATTGCGAAGTCCGCGCCGCAACGCGACGCCGACGTGCAGAAGTCGGCTGATGCCGACCCTGTGATCCATACCGACAGCCGCGGCACCGAGTATCGCAAGTCGTGCGACCCGGTCACGCTGCAGTTGGTCAAGGACAACGACGAACTCCGCAAGTCGAATGCCGACAACGCGCAGTTCGCGAAGCGCGCTGGCTTCGACAAGCAAGCGTCGACCATTCTGAGCAATGCGCCGGGTGGCGACTTCCGCACCGACCTGATCGCTGCAGTCGACACGCTTCCCAAGGAAGCCCAAGTCGAAGTCAACAAGATCCTGACCGCGGCCAACGACGCGTTCGCCAAGGCCCAAGAGACCTTGGGTGCGAACGACGCGACCGGCGAAGACGGCCAGAACGAACTGGAAACCATCGCGAAGCGTCTGCAGGATGCCGACCCGAAGCTGACCGACGCCAAGGCGATGGTCAAGGCGATGGAAACCCCCGAGGGCCGCTCGGCTCTCGAAACTCTCCGCAGCAACTGAGGTACCAACCATGGCAACCGCATCAAACGTCAACACGATCACGGCCACGGCTGGGTCCGCTGTTTCTGTCTACCGCTTTGTCAGCCTCGCCGCTGACGGCAAGTACGACCACACCGGCGCGAACGTTCGCGCGGATGGTGTCTCCGCCGAAGCCGCCGCAGCGGATACCGACATCTTCGCGATGGCCCAGCTTCAGGGCGTCATGAAGCTCGAATCCGGCGCTGCAGTCTCCGTTGGTGACCTGATCAGCTCCGACTCCACCGGCCGCGCTGTGACCGCGACCGCAACTGTCGACTTCTACAACATGGGCGTCGCTCGATCGATCTCCGCCGGTGCTGGTGAAATCATCGAAGTCCTCCTCCACTCCCCGGACCGGGATCCCGGTTCCTGATACTGAACCCGAACCCGAGTCCCCTCAGAAGGAGATTTCTGATGAGCAACTTCAAGAAGAACATCAACGAACCGGCGCGCGGCGATGTCCACATCGACGCACCGCTCGGCAACATCGTCACTGCGTTCACGCAGGACGCAGGCGACTTCGTCGCAGGGCAGGTCTTCCCGACCGTCCCTGTGCTGAAGCAGACCGACAAGTACTTCGAGATCCCGGTCGGCGACTGGTTCCGTGACGAGGCCAAGAAGCGCGCCCCGGGCACCGAGTCGGAAGAGCGGACGCACAGCTTGTCCAACTCGACCTACGAGTGTGACGTCTGGGCGCTGCACGAGAACCTCGCTGACCAAGTTCTCGCGAACTACGACAGCCCGCTCCAGCCGGAACGGGAAATGGTCGAAGGTCTGGCGCTGGCCATGCTGATCCGCAAGGAACGGGATTGGTCGGACACGTTCTTCACCACGTCCCTCTGGACCACGGACCAGACCGGTGTGGCAAGTGCGCCGTCTACCAACCAGTTCCTGCAGTGGAACGACGACTCCTCGACGCCGATCGAAGACATTCGCTCGGGCAAGCGTCGGGTCCAGGCCCGTACGGGCCGGAAGCCGAACAAGATCGTCCTGGGCCGCGAGGTCTTCGACAACTTGCTCGACCACCCGGACATCGTCGGTCGCCTCGACCGTGGCCAGACGACTGGCCCGGCCATCGTGCAGCGCGACGCTCTCGCCGCTCTGTTCGAGCTGGACCAAGTCCTGGTCATGGACGCGGTCTACAACAGCGCCGTCGAAGGCGCGACGGACTCCATCGACTTCATCGGTGGCAAGCAGGCGCTGCTGGTCTACGCCGCTCCGAGCCCGGGTCTCTACACGCCGTCCGGTGGCTACACGTTCGCGTGGAACCGCTTCGGTGGCCTGATGACCCGTGTCAAGCGGATGCGCGACGAGAAGCGTGAGTCGATGCGTCTCGAAGTCCAGATGGCCTTTGATCACAAGCTGATCTCGGCTGACCTGGGCCAGTTCTTCGCCACGGCGATTGCCTGATAGAACGCCCCGGCTCGCGCCGGGGCTACCAACATGCGACATTGGAAAGAACGATTCCCTCGCGACTTCGAGACGGCCAGCTTCGTCTATTTGAAGCACCGGCTGATCGGTGGTCGCAAGGTCAAGCCCGGCGACGTGATGACTGCGGACGAGCAGACCAAGTTTGGTCGGCACCGCCTCTCACGTTGGTGGGCCGCGGGCTACGTCGGCAATGCTCCCGGAGGAGCAGAGACGACTCCGCAAGCTGCCGCCCCCGAAGCGGCTTCCGCCGAACCTGTGGTCACGAACCGCGGGCCGGCTTGGCGTCTCATCACCTACCCGGATGGGGCAACGAAGACTGTTCGCGGCAAGAAGGCCGTTGAGGCGGCGCTCACTGAGTGGCGCGAATCGCAGCTACAAGGATCAATCCGATGACGCTCAAGACACGACAAGATACCCTCCACACCGGCGTGGTCACGGCCGACAAGCTCATCAGCAGTGGCGTGACTGCGGTCACTGAGCCGGGCACCGGCGTGACACTGTCCGACACCTCCCACGCTGTGCGTCGCGCACAGTTGACATTGTCGGGCTTCGTCATCTCGGTGACAGCAGCCCTCGACTACGGTGGCACCAAGCTGTGCGACCTACCTGATCGCAACATCATGATCATGGGCGTCGAGATCGATCTCGAAGTCGTCAAGGGCGGCCTTTCGACAGGTCTGATCACGACCGTCGACCTGGACATGGGCGTCGGCACTGCCACGGCTTCGGCTACGACCCTAGCGACCACGATGATCGACATCATCGAGAAGCAGGACCTGGACACCGACTCCCTGACTGTACAGCTCGAAGCGCATACGCAGGCACAGTCGACGGCCAGCACGCCGATCAAGATCGTGGACGCAGCCACTACGGCGCTGTATCTGAACTGTGGTCTCCCGGTGGGGATCACGGTGGACGACACGCTGACCGTCAGCGGCACAGTCGACATCTACTACCTCGATCTTGGCAACCTGTCGAGCTGAGCCATGGTATTCAAGACCAAAGAAGCGGCACTGTTCACATCCAACGTGGAAGTGGACGGAGTCACCACGCTCAACGGTGCTACCACGCACACTGGTGCCACCACCAATACCGGTGCTGTCACCAACTCCAGTACCGTTCTGAACAGCGGTGCGGTGACGAACTCCACCACCGTCCAGAACAACGGCGCGGTGACAAATGCTACGACGATGGTCACCACGGGGGTGGCCACGCTGACCCAGTTGACCGATGGGTTCTCGAACGAGCTGGCCGAGCCCGGCACTGGCGTCGCGCTGACGTCGGACACGGCGCTGGTCCCTCGAAAGGCCATCTACACCCTGACAGGGTTCGTCATCTCGGTGACGGCAGCCCTCGACTACGGTGGCACGAAGATCTGTGATCTTCCGGACACCAACCTGTTGCTGCTCGGTGTGGAGATCGACCTTGAAGTCGTCAAGGGCAACGCGTCGACTGGCCTTGAGGCTACTGTCGACCTGGATATGGGAGTGGGCACGGCGGTCGCTTCGGCAACAACGCTC